TCTGAGTCCGGATGCTCCCGTCGCTCATGAATTTCCATATCCGTCCATCCGGTGCTATAACCTTTTGGGTATCGTAATAATCTCCACTGGATTCAATCCTTCCTCCAAGAAAAGCTGCTGCAGTTTTTGCCGCCTGTTTTCTTGTAATCCCCGTCAATTCTACCTCGATTCCAAATCTCGTTGTAAGCATTGCGCTTTCTCCTCGCTTTCTCTGTGTTTTTTGCCCTTTGGCAGTGTACATTAGGCCATTGAAAACACAGGATAGCAAGGCAATTCTGCATGAGTTTCCGCTGGATTTTGGACGATTTTACGCATCTTAATTTGTGTACATTTACAGCTTTCTGATCACATCTACACCATAGGCTGCACCCAAAGAAGAACCACAGTCCCAGTTGATATGAATGGTTCCGATATCATCTACATAAGAGACTGTTCCTTGGTCTCCCGGTTTCAGTTTAGAGTACGGATCATCCATGCAGATAAGCTCAACTCTTGTTCCCGGCGGATACTGCTCTTTAAGGCGGAGGACTATTTCTTTTGAAGGAAAACCTCTTACACTCATTGCTCGTCCTCCTCTCCAGAATAAATTATTCATTTTCTTCCACCGCCTTTGCTCTGCCTTTTCGGTACGCCCCGTTCCCGGCCAGTCTTGAAAGCAGCACTTTGCGTTCGGTTTTGAAGTTATCACCTATAAATCCCAACCTAAGCAGGAAACAGCGAAAAGCATATTTTTCGTTATCTGTTTGTTTTTCGGTACGCAGCACACGTTTCTGCGCTTTTGCCTGTTCTGCCATCTGCTTTGCCAGTGTTATATACGTCTGTACCTCGTCGGCATTTAAAGTCGCTTTCCAGAAAGAGAAGGAAATCTTATCATTTTCAGCTAAGACTTCAAGTTCTCGGTCAATCAACAGTGCTTTCTTAATTAACGTCTCTTTGCTGGCCAGCATATTGTTAAGGTTTTCAAGGCTTGTCTCGCTAAAGTCCGCCAAAAAAAGAGTAATTGTCATGGTTCCCTCTGCGGATAAGCCCGCCATATTCAGCGCGTCAATAGCGGGACGGATGCTTTTAATTTCATCAAGATCGATATCCGGCGAGTGAACCACACTGTCCCTGTCTACCGTCCAGCTATCTGTAGAGATACCGTCGTTTACCTCATAAGCAAAACCCGGCGCTCCGGTATAGCGTACCTGTCCCTTAAGGGCTTCAGCTATGACTGAGGCAATGGCTTTTCTCTCCTGACCGACAACCTTCTGTGAAAAGCGAAAGCTGTTATTGTTCATGCCATACACCTCCCCTCAAATAAGCTAAAGCATTTCTGATTCCCATAAAAAATCCCACCTTTCCTTTTTGGTGGGGTACATTAACGCTCTGTTTTGAGGGGAAAGCAAGGACAATTTTAAGCAATCTGTGTTTCCGCGCAAGGTATTTTTTCGCTACCTGATACCAAGAATACTGAATCTGCTCCAAATTGTGAAACATAGCGCTTTACAATCACATCGCAATATTTCGGGTCAAGCTCCATCATAAAACAAACCCGCCCGGTCTGCTGCGCCGCAATCATTGTCGTACCAGAACCACCGAACAGGTCAAGGGTTAAATCTCCAGTATGGGAACTATTGAGCATTGCCTTTGCTACAAGCGAAACCGGCTTCATGGTGGGGTGCTCCTCCGATACTTTAGGACGGGGTATCTCCCAAACATCTGACTGTTTACGGTCTTTAAGCGGGCAAAGGCGTGTTCCTTCAAGCCAACCGTACCAGATCGGCTCGTACTGGGTATGATAGTCCTTTCTGGATAGTACCAGGCTGTCCTTTTTCCATATGATTGTGCTCGACCAGTGATACCCTGCCTCACGCATGACGTTCATCAAACTGCCCCATTCCTGAGCACTCATTACCACATAGGTCATACATCCGGCTTCTGAAACCTCCTTCATGCAATTAAAAGCGCGCAATAAAAAAGCGCCGAATTCTTCGGTGCTCATATTGTCATTTAGAATTTGCCTTGGCTTCCAGCTCGGATGCCTGGTATCTGAACCGTAATCAACGTTCCACGGCGGGTCGGTGAAAACAAATCTCGCCTTTTGGCCATCCATCAGCTTTTGCACATCTAAAAGCAGGGTGCTATCACCGCACATCAGACGGTGGCTGCCAAGCATCCATATATCGCCCTTTTTGGTAACCGGAATTTTAATCTCTGCTGCTGCCTTTTCTGCATCGAAATTATCCTCTTTGACATTGGCGGCTGTTTTATCACGGAACAACTCATCAATTTCCGCAGCGTCAAATCCAGTAAGAGAAACGTCAAAGCCATCTTCATTCAAGTCCATAAGCAGATCGGTCAAAAGCGGAATATCAAACTCGCCGCTGATTTTATTCAGTGCAACATTGAGCGCCTTTTCTCGCTGTTCATCCAAATCAACTACAACACAGTCGATCTCCTTATACCCCAAAGCTGTTAGTACTTTATACCGTTGATGTCCGCCGACAATGTTCCCGGTTCGTTTGTTCCATATGACCGGCTCTACATATCCAAACTCTTCAATAGACCGACGTAATTTTTCATATTCAGGGTCGCCCGGCTTTAAATCCTTCCGCGGATTATATTTCGAAGGTTTTAGTTTTTCTGCTGGTATTTTCAGTATATCCATAAATCTTAACCCTCCAGTTTGATGGCTTTTTCACCGGTGAATTCCTCCCATCGCTTAACAGCTAAATCACAGTAAATAGGAGATAACTCCATCGCATAGCATTTACGCTCGGTCTGTTCAGCCGCAATTATAGTGGTTCCACTACCAGAGAACGGTTCAAGCACAATACCGCCCTTGTCGCTGTGCATTTTGATGCACCGCCATGGAAGCTCTACAGGGAACATTGCTGGATGCTCCTTGTTTGCCCGAACAGTCGTCATCTCCCATATTCCAGCATAGCCCCATTTCTTGCGTTCTTCCTTTGTAAGCCGTTTCACAAATTTATAACTGTGTCTCGCAAAGGCCGAAAGCCATACATATTCCTGATCGTTATATTCCTCAACTTCTCCTTTATTGCTGAAGGCTGAAATATACTCATACTGCTGAACCGGCTTGTTTGAAACAAGATGATAGGGTCCTACACCGAAGTTTTGCCCTTGTTTCTTCCAAATACGAATCCAGATAGGTCGGTAGCCGTTGTCCAAAAACATATTCACACTGTAAACGCTGGTGGGTTCAATAAACTGGGATCCGGTAGCATATAAATCACCTAAGTTCCAGCAAACAATATCTGCATACCTGCACAAGTTTCTAATCACTGGGCGCACTGTCTCGAACCATGGCTCAATCCCGGCTTTCTCATATTCTTTGCCTACCCCGTAAGGCGGGGAAGTTACTGCCATCTGTGCAAGACACCCGTCCATCAACTTCTCAAAATCTTCATCCTTCGTAGAGTCGCCGCACATCAAACGATGATTCCCGAGAAGCCAGATATCGCCCCGCTTCGTTACCGGCTCACGCTGCACGATTTCCTCATGCGCTTTATCTATGTCAAAGCTGTCTTGTACCGCCTCTTTGGAGTACCATCGGTTAAGCAGTTCGTCAATTTCAGAAGCGTCAAACCCTGTAAGCGAAACATCAAATGCACCTGCGTCCAACTCAGCCATTAACTCGGCCAGTTTATTCTCGTCCCACTCTCCCTGAATCTTATTGAGGGCAAGATTAAGCGCTTTTTCTCTCTGCGGGTCAAGATCTATAACGACGCAGTCTATCTCAGTCTGTCCTAAGTCCAGTAAAACCTTTAAGCGTTGATGCCCGCCTACCACGTTGCCCGTCTTTTGGTTCCAGATTACAGGCTCCACATAGCCAAATTCCTCTATTGACCGTTTCAGCTTTTCATATTCCTTATCGCCAGGTTTTAAATCCTTGCGCGGGTTGTATGCTGCTGGATTAAGTTTGTCAACAGATATTTTTTGTATGTTCATGTTGCATTCTCCTGTTCAATATTTTCTTAAGACCCTTTTTAGCACCCTCACTATCTCCGTTTAATACTTGTCCCCGCAGGGTCTTAAACTGCTGCTTCGTTAAATGGTCTTTATATTTTCTAAGTTCCCTAAGAAAGATTGAATTTGTTTTATGCATCAGCCACCCCTCCTGGCTGTCAGGAGTTTTTCCATAACATCATCGTGGGGAGTTGACCCTTTGTATTCGGTAGCACAGTTTTCCCTCACAACTTGGTAAATCTGATACCACAGGTTATTGGCCTGTTTCATGAAGCTTTGACTCATGGCCACATAAGGTGACGGGATGGCATTGCCAGTCGTCGGATGCTTGGCAAGAAAGCCAAATTCGGTGATACATTCCTCGCACTGGATCCACCGCGCCACACTCTGGGCATATTGCTCTATAAGCTGCGCAGGGATAAGATGAACACACCTGCGTTCCTTAAGCCACTGCCATGTTTTTTCGTATATTTCCACCGCCAGTGTTGTTTTTCCGTTCTTCTGCTTCGCAGCAAGATAATCCCTCGGTGGCGGCATGCTTTCTCCTTCCAGTTCCGCAGCATCCGTAAACTCCATTACCATAAGCTTTCGTCTGCCAGGATTTCCTTCCAAAATCTTATCCGCCAGCGGCTTTTTCTTCTGTCCTGCGCCAATGCGTGCCCCGCCGCGGTTGGTACCGTCCTTTGCCATACACATCACCTCGATTCATGTAAAAATAAACAGGGGATATACCCCGTTTGAAACTGCGATTTTTCGCGCGTGACCCCCCGCCCGTTGCACAAAACTACTCCGCCAGAGATTTTGACCCCCCTACCGTCTTGCCCATCGTTCTCCTTCGCGAGCAGTGAGCGATGAGTGACATTGTTTGCACAGGCTCATAAGGTTATTGTCTGCATTGGTTCCGCCTTTGGATAAAGGGATAATATGATGTACCTCTTCGGCTGGTGTAAGCCTTCCGTACTTTTGGCACTCCTCGCAAAGCGGATGCTCTGAGATATATCTGTCCCTGATGCGTTTCCATCTCCGGCCATAGCGTTTTCTTGTTTGGGGATCTCGTTCGTATTTGTTGTAATAAGCATCCATTTGCCTTTGATGCATGTCACAGTACCTTCCGTCCGTCAGTTCAGGACAGCCAGGAAAGGAGCAAGGCCTTTTTGGTTTTCTTGGCATCTGGCCACCTCCTTTACGCGTATAAAAAAGCCCTCACAGGTTCATCCCATGAAGGATTATCTATAATTTTTCACAATACCATTATATTTGGATTTATAATGAATTTCATCTCATAAAAATCTCATCTGGAATATTGAACAACACATTTGCTATTTGCCCATGGCATCCTGCCATTATAATATTTATCCGAAATATACCGCTGCATATCGGGTGATAAAGCTGCAAGCAAAAGATAAGCCTTTTTTCTATCTTCCTCTAACTCCTGGGTGCTTTTATAGAAGGAACATTTATCTTGCAAGCACTTGTGTACAGTCAGGATATTGCAGCCATTCCTTCCGTTACCGCCAAAACAATTATCGTACATCTTTCTTCACTCCCGTTTTATGTCATAAGAAAAAGCCCCGAAGGGCTTATGCGTTTTAATGTCATTTTTTCACGATATCATTATATATTGGATACCTGTGTTTTACATCTCATAAAAATCTCATTACTACTTCCCGTATAAAAGCAGTGCCAGATGATTAAGTGCCTTGTCCTTCCTACGGTACACCTGTGCTCTTTCAAGAAACAGCTTCTCTCCGATGTTTGCTACAGCTTCTGTCTTGCTCACATCATT